ATCGTAATTTGAGTGCGTGAGATAAGCCCCATGGTGTCAAAGTACCATTGGATATTATGACTTGCAGTATTAGCAAGTGGATTAGACATCTCGTTCATCAGTTCTCTATCAAGTGAGACGCAAACAAATGATATTTCTGAACTGGTCTCATGCACTGCTTGGGACGATGCGGGAGACATCAGATAGTCTTTACCGTTTTTTCTAAAGCTGAAATAGCTTTGATGGTTTAAGAACTGAACGTAATCCTGAAGCTTATTATTGATTATTTTTGAGACTGTAAATTTATGAGTGGTAGCTCCTTGGTCTAGGTAGTCGTGAAACTCATCATTATAGTAGTTAGGCAGCCCTGGAACGTCATTGCTTAACATGGCTACTTTTCGTAATTGTGAATCTAAAACATTAATTAGCATTAAAGTATCCTTTCTTGCCAAGTGATTTGAACATCTGGTGGCGTGGTATTCCAAGACGATTGAATGATTTTAAGCTTGCTAATGCCTGGTGGAATGCTGAACGGATCTGTTCCTGTTACAGTTTCAGTAATGGATGAGATACCGTCAATAGTTACTCCACCGTCAGCCATCGTGACAGAAATAGCTGAGCCTTTCTTATAGCGATTTGGTAAATCGTCCCATTTCTGAACATTATCTTTCCTGCACCAGAATCGCCTTAATTGCATATTTGAGACCATGCCATTTTTATTTCCAATCCAGTCGCCAATGAAGAAATAGACCTTTGCAATGGCAGAATTAGCAAGCTCTGGGATTTGGATTGTCTTTCTGCTGTTCCGCCAATAGAAGCTGAAAGCACCGCCATTCTTAACGAAGTCAGCGCTACCTGTTCTGTTATTGAACATCACATTATTTTCTGGGTCTTTTGCATTCTCCCCATTGTTCATAGTAAATGGCATTGATTGCCACTCTCTAGGATTGTTGCCACCGACCCAAAACTTAGCAGCGCCTTTATTTCCTGTCATGTCAATTTTTACAATCCCATAACCAGCTAAGAAGACATCATTTGCGTCTGTAAACATCACTTGCGTAACTCCTGTTTGGCCGTTTGTACCCGCCCATTCAAGAAATCTCATCCAAGCGTAGAAATTAACAGAGCCAAGTTGTCCATTTGAATCAGCGGGTAAGGTTAAACATTTCATTCCGCCACGTAGTCCAGTAGTCGCCGAACCGAAGTCAGTTACTTTAAGACCGGTAGTCGTAATTGTTTGCCCTTGCCAGTTGTTCGTTACTGTTCTATATCCGAGTTGCCCGTTTGTGTCGCAAACTCCACCAATAGAAGCCACTTGTGGATTAGGTAATCCTTTGACATCAACCAGTTTAGAAAACTGATTATCATTATCGGAATCATATAGAATTTCACTGTTATGGAGGAAGACACCATCAACTTCTTCACGCTTACCAATTTCAAGCGCTCCATTTACTCCAGCGATTCCGAAATAGCCGTTTTCATGATTATTTGTTAATGTGAGATTAATCCAAGCTGGAAGTGTTCCTTGATTGTTGATTGTTACATCAACAGAACCGTCAGAATTAGGAGTGATAGAACCATCAACTCCCCCTGAATTATCTGAGTTTAAAACATTAGTATATGTCGAATAGGCGTGACCTTCTGGGACTAGGAATGTGATTGAACCTATAGCTTGATAAAAAGATGATTCATCTAGTGTAGGCGTTCCGTCTGGCACTGCATACCATACTTTATTTGGGTCATCTCCAAAAATAAGCGGTGCTGGTTCTGTAACATTCAAGAAAGAAGCAATATTGTTTCTAGTCGTGACAAAACGGTCTTTTTTAACATTAGCAATAAAATTGACTGTAATGCTTTTAGAACCGATAGAACTATTAATGAAGTCAGACCCTATTCTTAAGCGGTTTCTAGTGCTATTGTTCCAGCTAGAACCGATATTCCTAGTAATGGCAGTGAAACCATCAACCATCCCTGACAACTCTACTCCGTTGAAATTAACCGAAAATGCCATTTCCTCCCCTTCCTGCGTTTATAATATTGCGCAAGCTACTTCTTGCATTCATTTCGTCCTCTAGCGGTTGCACAAGTTCCCTTACTACTGTTTTCTTATCAAGCAATAGTTGCAAGATAGTTGGTGTGTCTTTTCCGTTTTGCAATAGTTCTAAAATTCTCGAAACAATAATGATAAGTCTATCAATCCCCTGACTTTCACTAGCTGAGCTATTACCGTTAATCCGTTGATTAGCTTCCGCAAGCAATTGATTCGCTCTTGCATTTTTTTCAATAGACAAAGGAATAACCATTTCTGGCTTATTTCCTTCGCCTATTTCATAAAGACCGTGACTGGTAATCAGTCCGCCATTTTCGTAACCATGTCCATTCCCAAGGAATGACAAACTTGAACCGTAACGGCTTTTAGCATAATTAAGAGCAGCTAATAAGTTATCGTAACCATTAAAAATATCACCATGGCCAGGGAATTTATATGCGTTAAATGTAGCTGAAATTGTTTGCATCAACCCTTTTGCAAGGTCACCAGTGATATTGTTAATATCCCCGATGTTCCCTTGAATGGCTTTTTCATTACCGCTTGACTCAGAAGCGATTTGGCGAAGCACACGGTCAATCATGTCTTGGCTAGTACTCAAGCCGTTAGCTGCAAGCGCCTGTTTAACTTGTCCAGCCCAACGTTGAACACCGGAACCAGATGGCGAACCTTGAGAACCGCCACCGTCATCTTCGTATTTTTTCTTTAATGAACCAAGTAATTTCTTGATTGGGTCAACGATTGCATTGACAAATCCATTACCAAGAGCTGGTGCTATAGAAGTAACTAAAGGAGAACCACTAATACCTGATATAGCATTAGTCATGAAGTGAGTTAAAGTCTTAATAGGATGCTTAATCATTTCTGTTAAGCCATCCCATTTATCTTTAATCCATGATCCAATTGAGCTTAACCAATCTGGAGTACCGTTTTCAAAATGAGGGATAGCGTTAGCGGGGACAACTGTTTCACCACCTTGGAAGTTTACAAGCCTGTTCCGACCTTCCAGTACATGCATTTGACCTGAATTGTCTATAACAGCTTCTTGGTAATGTTCGCCTGGCGCATCGTTAATTAATGCGACCCCTTTAGGTGCGCCTTTAGTACCGTTCGCCAGTTTAGGTACTTTACTAATAGCGTTTTTAGAGCCACCAAATGTATGAATGACATCATTAATTCCGCCGATACCAGTATTTATAACTCCGATAACGTCGTTTATACCTGATTTCGCAAACTTAACAAGTCCATCCCACATTTTAGAGAAGCCTGTAGATACACCATCCCAAATACTACTAAAGAACTTTCCGATTGTTTCAAGAGGTCCTTTAATTAAGTTATAAAGTGAATCGACTTGAGTCTTACCAGTTTTAGTGAGGTTATCCCAAATTTTACCGAAGAAACTACTAATTCCACCCCAAATCTTATTCCAAGTACTGCTAATAGTATTAATAGTCGATGAAATGGTATCGCTCAACCACTTGATAATTGGAGTAAGAGTTTTTTGGATTCCATGCCAAACATCACTGAAAAACTTACTAATATTTTTCCAAACGCTTGTCCATGTTTTTTGAACAGGCGTCCATATTGAATATAAAAAGCTCGTTAGAGTTTTCCAAGCTGATTGAATCCACTTAATAAGCGTAGTGATAATTTTCTGCAATGGTTTCACAAGTGGTTTTGCGATAGTCATTGCAATACCAACGGGAAGAGCCAAAGCAATAATAAGTACACGTCCTATGCCTTTTAAAGCTTTAGCAAGAGTATCAAGAATAGTTTTACCTATTTTTTCAACTGATTTTTTTATCCCGTTAACTTGTTTACCAAAAATTGACTCAATATACTTCCATATTGAGTCCCAGACTTTTTTCAAATCTTTCCCAAGATTTTTCCAGTTACCAGTGAAGAAATCAATGAAGAGTTTAAAGACATTTTTAATTACTTTTACATAACTATTGAATATTTTAGAAACATCTTCCCACGCTTTTTTGAACCACTTGACAGCTTCAGATGCAAACTCTTTGACAGCTTTGATAATCCCATCAACAAATTCACGGAATTTTTTATTGTGTTTATAAAGTTCAAAAAGGGCAATACCTAACGCAGTGATAGCAGTAATAGCAATACCGATAGGATTTGTTAACAAGAAAGTTCCCATTGTTTTGAAACCTTTTCCTACACCGATAGCAGCTTTACCTAGACCAGTTAATGCTTTGGTTCCCTTTTCAGCGTCTTTAATTACGAATAATTTTTTTAATGCTTCATATTTTTCAACTCCTTTAAGTACTCCCAAAGTCCCTTTAAGTGCAATGTTGAAACTAAGAATTGAAACTGCCAGAGCTTTAATCGTTTGAGGGTGCTTGGAAGCGAATTCTCCAAACTTATCAAGCCAAGGTAGAACTGTTTTTAGAGTGTCGCCGATTAACTTAAATGCAGCACCGCCTAAATCTTTTACCATACCAAAAAAGTTTTTGATATCATTGGCATGTTTAGAAATAAAGTTCCCTAATTTATCGATTTCATTAGCTAGTCCATTCGCAAAGTCTGCTAATGGATTTTTAGTTCCTTTAAAAACGGAGCTAAAAGCTTTAGAAATAGTTGTGACAGCTTTATTTGCACTATCTCCGATATGAGTAAACGCCTTTTCCGTTTCCTCTCCGTCAAGAGATTTAGACATGTTTTTTAAGAAATTATTATTTGTTTTAAAGAAACCTTCTGTGATTTTTCCAGATAAACTTTGGTATTTTTCTTGCAAGTGAGCAGAAAATCCGTCAAATGAAGTGAGGTAGTTTTCAAGCCCTTTAGGTTTAGCGGCACTCATGTTTTCAATTGTCTTTGATAAATCAGACATTGAAATCTTACCGTCTTTTGCTAATTCATTGAGTTTATCGCGAGAGACACCCATTGTCGTGGATAATGTTTTAGCGAACCCAGGTAGCGTTTTTTCCATTTTGGTAATTGAACCAGAAGTAATTTCACCACTTGCATTCATTTGAGTAAACTTAGTGATAATGTTTTGCATTGCATCATCAGATTTACCAGTTGCACGACCTAAATTAACAAAAGCGTCAGATAATTTTTTAGCGCCATCAGCCGAACCTGTTAATCCATAAGTTTTTTTAGTTAAAAGACTTAATGTATCAATGGAATATTCTGATTCTTCTCGCAAATTTTTGATATTATCAACTAAAGAATCATTCAGTTTTTGATTACCATTTGTAAAATTATTCAAAGAAACCGATAAATTCTGCATTTCTTTGTTATACTCTACGCCAGCTTCTAAAACTCCAGTAAATTTGCTCTTAATATCACCAATCGCACCGATTACGCCACTAGCTAAGATGTTCCCTAAAAATACATCTTTAAAACGGCTATGTGTACGACCTAATAGATCATTAAGGCTTCTAAGCTGACTCTTTACATTACCTATACCCTCTGTACGAGGTTTTATTTCAGTTCCGTTGAGCCTTTTTATATCTCGAGTAGCTTCTGAAACCTTTGTGGACATTTGCGCCACACGAACTTCTTGAAGTTTATAAGCCTTAGAGTTCTTATCGCCTGATTCCCCTAGTTTTTCCAATTCGGTTTTTTGAATCTTTAAAATTTGAGAATATTTTTCTTGAGCTGACTTTAATCCATCAATTTTGGCTTTGTTGGCTTCTTCAGTTTTTCCTTCCGCTTCGAGTTGCTTTACCCGTTCTTCCGTAAGCTTGTTAGAATGTTGAACTTCCTCGTTAAGTTTTGCAAGTCCTGATTTTTGGTACTCATAAGCTTGTTTCGCTTTATCTTGTTGACCATTTAGGGCGGTTAACTTAACTTCTGCTTGAGTAATTTGTGAAGCATATTTTTGATAAGCTTTCTCTCCATCAGAAGTAGAACGGTTAACTTCTGATTGCTCTTGTTTTAGCCGCTCAAGCATTGATTTTTGTTTACTTACAGAATCAGACAAACCCTCATACTTAGCTTTAGAAGCACCTAGAGTATCTCCTGACAGCTTCATTTGAGATTCCATCTGTTTCCAAGCGTTGGTGCTATCTTTAACTGAATTTTTAAGGCTTTCAATACTGGTTACTGCATTAGTAGTATTAACTCCGATATTAGTGGCCAAAGTCCCAGCTACTTTTTCTTTTGCCATATATTCCTCCTTTCTTTTTAAATTAACGAATTCCATTGAGCAGCTAAATCCTCAGCTGACATCATTTTGTTATCAGGATTTGCGCTCATGACATCAAGCAATTCCTCATATTCCTGTTCTCCAATTGTGCTTAAATCCCAATGAAGATTTTGAATCACATCTTTTTCGAATAGCTGTAATTCTAACAAGTGATTATGATTGCTGATTATTCGCTCTCTTGGGCTAAACCCACTTCGCCATTTTCTTTGGCTTTTTTGATATCCGAGTCAGAAGCGCCTTGCAATTTTGCAACAATATAAGAAACAACTTCCATCAACTCTTCCATTTCAAGTTCTTCAAGTTCTTCTTTTTCTTTTTTGCTGAGTTTAGCGATATCAGAGACAAATTCGATAATTGAATCAAGATAATCTAAGACTAGTTCATCGTTTCCTTCACTAATTTTTTCTTCTGCTTCGGCCATGTTTTTGGCAAATTTATAACTCTTCTTGAGATTTTTAATTGAAGCTTTGACTTCAACGGTTTTTTTAAGTTGTTTGATTTTAATTTCCATGTTTTTCTCCAGTATTTTATAAATAAAAAAGCGGGATATAATCATCCCGCACTGTTTAATTATTGTCCGCTTGTGCCGCTTCCACCACTTGGAGCAGATGCAGTATATCCTCCCATAACTTCTTTTAGCATTGCTGTTTTATCGAATCCAGTATCTGCAGCATTGAAAGTTTTCATTCCTTGATTATTCCATGCCTCAAAAGCCATTGATTGATAAGTCAATGCATCTTCAACTCGGTTTTGCGCTGCATTATCAGTTTGAATGTTCAATGCAGTTTCAGTCATTTGCCCATTACCGAATGCGTAAAAAATTGAATGTGAACGATCAATTGATTCTGACTCAATAATCAAAGCAACTTGTGGCAAATCTTGTGATTGAACGTATCCGCCTTTTCCGTCACTTACTTCTCCTTTAATTTTAGATTTAATAGCAAAAGGAAGATTGTTCCAAACTGCAGCGACTTGTGGAAATGATTTTGAACTCACTACATCAACAAGACCGTTGTCCCCGAATTTTTGAGTACCAGCAGCTGCAATATTAGTGATATTTGCCGAAGCTGTACCTAAATCTTTCGGATTTGACATATAAAGTCCATCTGTTGTTAGCCCTGCAGTCCCTGTAAGAATTTTACCTGTTGCTTTATCAATTAATCCAAGATAAGATTTTTTTAAACCTACAATTGTCATTTTATTCTCCTTTTAATTCATTAATTTCCACAATTTTTTCAACTGTGATATTTTTTTTAGTTTGTTGTTTTGTTGTATTAGTACTAACATCTAGGTAATGCGGTTCGCTTGAAGTTGTTATCCATCCGCTATCCTTTAGTTTTTCCATCAATTCTATTTCTGCAAGAAGCATACTTTCAGAGAGATTAAATCCGTAGAAAATTTGGATAGTAACTGCAAGAACAACGCTATTAAAGGTTCCGTCCCCATAGTTAGTAATATCTGATTTAAACTCTGTCAGTAAAACTTGAGTATTGTCTAAATCATTAATATGTTCTTTGGGAATAAAATTTTCAAATACTAACCAAGAGGGTCGGAAAACACCTACTATTTGCGAAACTTCTTGTGTTGGCCTCATTCTGCCCCTTTCTTTTTAAGTATTTCTGAAAAAACTTCTGCTTCCGCTGAAAACATGGCGACTTGAGCTTCCATACTGTCACGATAAGTAGAAACAAAAGGGTCAGATGTAATTGCAACTTGGCCCCCTTTTCTATATTTCGTTCCTTTTTTGGAATACATCGGAAACCGTGTACCGTTTTCAATCAGATGACCTACCCTTGATTTGGTGTAATCCCAACCAACGGTAGAATTTCCATCTTTAATACCATCAATATTAGTGTTCTGAACCAAAATGCTATCGGCTAGATGTGGGTTTTCCCCAGTCTTACGAATGCGATAATGCTTATCTTTTGTGACTTTTTCAAGCCCTTTAGCAAATGCATTTGCCCCAGCTTTGGTTATTTTTGCTTTATCTTCAACTGTTAGAGATGTACTGACCGCTTCTGCTTCTTCAATTAAGCTATTCATGATTTCTTCAAAATTAAATTCTTGACCCATCACGAACTCCTTTTGAGCGTCAAATAATCGTACCTGATAATGTTACTTGTTTCATCAGGCGAATAATTGACGATATCATATTGGACATTATCAATCACAGCAAGTTTTAATTTCTCTATTGCTTGATTATGACGTATGATAATCGTACGTGAGTTTTCAAGAGCAGTTCCTTGAAGTTGATATGATTGGCTCAACGTTCTTGTTTTAGAAGCAAACCAAACCGTTAATACTGGAACAAATCCGTCATAACCAGCTCCTGTATATTCATTAGTTAAAGTTTTAACATCTCCTAGTTGAACTTTTTTGTTAAAGTCAGCTAGATTAAGTTTTGCCATTCAGCACCTCCCACATTCTAGCTCTTATTTGATTAATCATAATCTGAATACCAATACCATAGCCTTCTGACAAATCTCTACTGAAATATAGACGGGTTGCAAGAGCTGAAACAGCTCTATTGTACTGGTCTGGTAAATTATCCATGATTTGCTCATCAGTAACTGAATCAGAAATAGAACCACGAATTAAGGCACTAGCATCAGAAATAAGTCTATTCATAGTTGCAATTTCATCATCGTTTGAATCAATATGATTTTCATCAAGTAACTCTTGAGCTGTGATTAGTGCCATAATTCACTCCTTATCCTGCTTGAGTCGGAACAACTGTTACCGCTTTTAGTGTACCTGTCAAGTTAACGATTAAGTCTTTACGAGCTTGTACAACGTTTTCACGCAAGAAGATACCTAATTGTTTATACCAGATATCATAAGTATCTTGGAATTGACCAGTAATTTCAGTAAGTTTAAAGTTGATTACTGCTTTTTTGAGAGGAGCAACAACGATATTTACATCCCCTGCTTTAGCTTTAGGGAACAACGTATCATCAACGATAACAACTGTTTTACCAAGCAAAGTATAACCAGTTGCTGCGGTAACGTTTGGTTGCAACAAAGGACGACCCATTGCATCAGTAGCCATATCAAAGGCATTATAGGCAGATTGTGACATAACAATCGAAGCAGCTGCAGAATCTTGAGGTTTGAAAGTAACGTTCAGAACTTTCTTAATATCTCCAAGTAAGTCAGTAGAGGCAGCTTTTGTAATTCCATCAGTCAAAGCTGTAATGATAAGAGAATCATCAGTATTATCACGAAGCTCAGTCAATCGTGATTGAAGTTCAGCTTGCCAATCATAAGATGAATCAGAAATCAATTCTTGAGAGAATACATAGCCTCCTGTATATGTTTGCAAGTCCCAAAGAATAGGTGTAATAACTGGAGTTGCATTTTTAGTTGTTTGACCATACTCTGTATGAGCAGTCAATAGGTCAGTAGAGTTATTAAAAATTGGAAGCTTACCAGTTGTTGTAGTTACTGATTCAGTACGAACTAATGAACCAAGCCGTGGGAATTGATGCACTTCTTTTTCTGGAGTGAGAATTGTTTCAGGAATAATTACTTTCCCATCTTTCAAAGCAATACCTGTTACATCACGAACTTCACCAGTTTTTAAATAATCAGCAAAAGCAGTCACTTTTTTATCTGCGGTTTCGCCACCAACTTTTAATTTCATATCTTGCAATCCTCCTGCATCTCTTTTTTCTTCATCTTTTACGGGCTTTTTGCCTGTTTCAGTTGCTAATTTTTCTTCAGTTTTAGTTTTTTCTGGATCATCTTCTTTGTTATCTGATGAATTTTCTTCTAATTCATGATCAGCCAAATCAGATTCATCTCGTTTTTCTTCAACTTTTAATGCTGAAGCTTGCTCCAAAACTTCAATATTAGAGCGAATTTCTTTGATTTCATCTTCTTTTTCTTTGATTTCTGCCATTCCAGCTTTGACTTCATCAATTGTTTTGTCTTCTGAATCAGTAAAGCTTCGAATTTCAGCTTTTTTGGTATTAAGTTCAGCAGTTTTAGTCGCTAAATCTTTTTTTAATTTTTCAATTTTCATTGAGTCCTCCTAGGTAGATTTTTACCTTTTCTTTATATTTTCTCGTTCGTTCCGACAAAAAAGCGTCCATTGAACGAGTAACTTGGACGCTTGTATCATCATAAGCTGGTCTACTTACAACGCTTATTTCACTCAACGTTTGAAGTTGATTAATAATTCTTATTGGACTATCTGCTCCTTGTTGCCAAGAATCACCACCGTCCGCAACAGAGAATCCAAAACTCATACCTTTAAGGTTCCCAGCCTTAATATTGTTATAAACGTCATGGCCAACTGTTGTATCTGGCATATCCAAAACAAAATGCAAGCCGACGTTATCAATGCTTAACTTTAAAGTTCCTGCATCAACTCTGCCTAGCACATTGGCGTAATCATGGTTATATAAAGCTAATACATCGCTTAAATCTACATTATCAAGCGCTGTCGGAGTGATATACTCAATAAATGGAGCCATTGCAGTGCTAGGAGTATTGAATTTAATAGCATACCCTGCAATTTGTCCAATAAAACCAGTATTTGTAGGACTCCTCGTCTCTAACTCTGTTGAATCAAAATAACGATATTCGATGTTTTCCACTAAATAATCCCCTTGCTTTCTAATAAAGTCTTTGCTTCTGTTGGCTCAATAATTCCTTCTTTTACCCAGTTCAATATATCTGCTTTAAACACAGAATTTGAATAGTCGGTAATGGGAGACATATCAACGCCAATCGATGAATCGCATTTGATTCTCAGTTCTGAAATTAAAGGCTCAATGAATCGGTTTAAAGCATTAACATAAAGATCCTTAATTTGGTCAAGACTCGACTGTTGGTCTCCCGTTCCGTTTAAATAACTGTCAGATACTCCGAAAGCTTTGGCAATTTGAGTTCTTCCCCAATTCATTGAATTAAGGTAATTAGCAACATCGGCATTTATGGATACTGTAGAAAAATCAGCTGATTGATCTAGAACCATGACACGTCCTGAGTTATTTCCTCCGTTTGCTTTTTCGAACTCATTTCTTATAGAGTCTTTAGCTTCTGAAGATAAGGTGCCTTGCGGAACTTTGACAACACTTGTAGGATTAAGCGCTCCTTTTAAAGTTGATAGAGAAAGTCTATTTGCTTCTTTCTGTTGCCCTATTTCGCTTGTAAGAGATTCTAGTGGAGAATGGCCAACCAAGTTATGGAGTGTATCGACACCATAAGCCATGATTTTTACATGTATCATTTCACTAGCGTTATATTTAGCACTTGGATAATCATCAAATTGATTAACTTCGTAAGTCAATGTATCATCGGTCAAATCTATTGTTATAGCGTTACTAGGAATTAACCTCAACTCTTTCATCAAGCTATTATCACCTTTTAAAATGGCTAGAAATACATTCCCGTTAAGCAAAAGATTTAATATAGCTGTTTGCCAGAAACTAAAAGTATTTGTTAAGTGGCTTGGATTGTTTAGAACGCTCGTGAACACTTGATTACCAGTAAATCTGGTACCTGCGATATCCGAGCTAATTAAACTAGTCACTGCATATAAATCGCTATTTTTTAGTGCTTCTGTTGCATCGACAAGCGAATTAGGAACAATCGAACCATTTTGAACCATAAAAGGATAATAATTATTAGGTGTAATTGAGCTTCTGCGTTCAAAAGGGTTTAAAATACTCATGTATGTCCTCCTTTATTTGAATACATATAAGCTAGAGCAAACAACAATATCCCTGAAACAATTAGCCCTATCGGAACATTAATAATGAATACACCAACCGATACAAATAAAAAACCAACGAAAACAAGTAGCGCTGGTAAGTATGTAATTAAATTTTCCATTTTCCTCCTTAAAAACTAAATCCATTAATAAAGTAGTCGCTGATTTCTTCGTCATTCATATTTCCGAAAGGCGAATTTGTTTTCTTTTCTTCTACATTTGTAAAATCATTAAAGTAAAATTGTCCTTCATAAAGTGCATTGACAATAGCATCAGCAGCATCTATTTTTTGAGAATTGACATTTTTATCAAGCTTAATCCCATTATTATCAGAAACAGTAACTGCATTGACTAGGCCTTGAATTAACGCTTGGTCATCAAGCATTGTAATATTATGCTTAATAAACGAAGACTGTAAGAATTTAGTAGGCTCATTAAGCGACTTTATCCCTTGTCTTACTGGAATCAGAAGATATTCTTCTTTGACTTCATCCAGTCGTCTAATGAAATTTCCCGTTCCCCACTGGTCATACAAAATAGCTTTTACTTTTAACTCGTTTTTTTCTATGAAATTAAGCATCCAATTAAAAACTTCATCTTCATCAATCAGTCCAAAACGGTCTCTAGTTATAGTTGCGAACCCTTTTTCTTGAACCGCACGATAATCAATGTTATCTCTTTGTTCCTTGGCTTCAATAGAACCAGCTTTCGCAATAGGTATCCAGCTATGTTGATGCAAATGAAATTTACTGCCACTATGAGGAAATACAAAAGCTAATGAGGTATCATCGTTTGTTTGCGAGTAGTCAAAACCAATAAAGACATCACGGCCGAAGTAATCAAACTCATCTACAATGGCACCTTGAACCAAATCTAATGGCAAATAAGCGTTCTTTTTTGCGTTCTGCCATAAGTTCATATTCTTAACGTAAAAGTCACGTATGCGCCCTTGAGAGTTTAATGAATCACGTTCGGTAATCATCCCCTCTGTAAGGTTCTTGCGCATAGACTCTATTTCCATTAATGGATTTGACTTAGGCCATGTTTCAATTAGATAAGCTTCATCTTCGCTATCTTGTTCCCATATAAGAACTAAATCTTTTTCAGAACTACTCCAATCACCAGATTCAAGCATTTTAGAATACCGCTTATAATCTTCAAACATCGGAACAGTCGGGTCAACTCCAGCTGTTGAAATAAAAAACATCTGAGCTAATGGATTATTAACCATACCAGATGTCATTGAGCTAATAAAATCACGTTGTTTTTGACCAAATAAATGATATTCATCAACGATACCAGTAGTATAATGGTCAGAATCTGCTGGACTTCCTTGAGCAGAAAGTTTTTTCATTACCGCAGACTGCTTTTTTATCTCCATAACTTGAGAATTATCGTTGATATCTAAAGCTTTAGCAAGCTTTTTAAATACACCATCTTTCAATTGAATCCAATTGAACCTCATATAATTAAATAAGTTATGTGTGTGAGCAATATCTATTGAACTTACTGCAAGCTGTCTATTTATTTTAGGAGAACCAAATAAGAAATTATAAAGTGCATAAGTTGCAAGTACTTGGGTCTTACCGTTTGTCCGGGCCATTGAAATAAAGATTGTTTTAAATCTCATTCCTTTTGTCTCTGGATTACGCCACCCTTTAACAGAAGCTAGAATAAACTTTTGATAAGGTGATGCTTCAAATGGTTCGCCACTCGTTACATCTTTCAGGAGTGTTGAAAATTCTACAATTTTCTTAGCTTGTTCTGAATCATAGATATAAATGAACGCATCATCTTTATCAATTCTTCTTAAGTCATCAATGTGGCGTTTACAGGCTTGTTTTATTTTTTCCCCTGAGATTATAGTTCCGTCAAGTACACCAATTGCATAAGATAAAGCTGGATCATCTGGATAACGTTCTATTAAATCTTTATAGTTATCCATTAACCACCACCAAACTTAGAAGTCCAATCAATTTCTTCTTCATCTTCATCATCTACTAAACTCAACAATTCACTGCGGCTTTTAGGTGTCATCCCCAAAGAATCACAAGCGGCCTTGATATTTTTACTTGCTCTATCAATGTCAGCGACTGCTGTGTTAGATTTTATCAAGCCATTTTCTGTGAAGTATTGTGTCCCATTCTCTTTGATAGAATCATAGGAGTCTCTGAAAATCTGATAATTTACACATAACGATTCTATTAACGTTCTATCTAAATCATTCACAGAAAGTTGTTTGTTTAGAATTGGTACAACTCTTTGCCACATATATCTTGCTTTCCCACCAAGGTAAGTTGGAGGGCTTTCTGATATTTTTTTAATTTCTTTAATACTCATATTTCCTCCTTTTTACTACATAACTTTTCGGGGTCAATTATCTTTGTTAACGTTGTGGTTGAGCGATTTCGTCTCAGAAAAAAAGTTTTCAAAAATCACTTTTTTCGAAAGGGAGCCACTATTGGTATACGGTATTCCTAAAAGCAATGACGGGGGGGCTATTTTTTATTTTTTAAAACTTTTTTCCACCAATCTCGCCCAACGTTTTTTAATTGCTGGTCAGATAACTTATTTTCTATTGCAGTTTTTTTATTGTGCTGCGATTTAGTTAGAAGCCATAGATTGTCAGTATTATATTGTTCCATTCCTGAAAGCAATCGTCTTGGTATGATGTGGTCGGCTATCAGGTCGCCCTTGTCCCATACCTTACCTTCAATCGCATCAACATAACCATCTCTTGCCTTGACGTACTCAGATACTTTAGACCAACGTTTGTCTTGATAGAATCCATTGTGTAATTCCTTTCGCCTTGTCTGGTCATACTCTCTGTTCTGTTCAGCTTGGTTACGTTGTCCTCTTAAAGTTAGAGATGCCTTAGCTTTACTCTCTGCCCGTTGATTGATGTAATTGCCTAGACGTTCATCGTAATGCTTCTGGCAGTAATTGTGTTTAAGTGGTATCAATTCACGACACCCTACATTTGCACATCGATGTAACCTCATACTACTTACACTAAAGCATAACCTGCAGTGCACGTATTATTAAATACCGCTTTACGTGTAACTCCAGTTGCTTTTCCTGTATAAGTAAAGCTAAAGCCAGTGGTTGTTGGTTTAAAATCAGTCACTTCAAAAAAGTGATAAGTTTGTCCGTTGTTTGTAAATACGATCAGCTCCATTTTTTCTCCTTTAATTTCCTTTGGTTTCATAGGCGCATTAGTTCTTTTAGGTCGCTCAAGATCCATCTTATTCCTCCAACAATAAAAGACTGCCCATTGGACAACCTGTAATAAAATATAATAGCAAGTCAGGGAGTCGAACCCTAACAAGCTTATGAAGCAAATTCAAACCGATACTTATGATATTTGTGCTTTTGCCTTTTACTTCATAATACAAGTATATCAGCAAAAACAAGGGTTGAGGTGCCAATTTTAGGCAATTTCGATTCTTTTTTTGCCTATTTTGTCCCTCTCAAATTAAGTGAATAACAAAAGAATAGATGTCATTCCTAAATTTATAATAAGCAGCTTTAGCTTTCTTCTGTGGAACTTCAAATCCTTGAACATCCAATTCTTGCATTACTTGATACCAGTATCTGCCATTATATCCTTCACATTTTAGTCTTATTATCTCCTTTTCAACTTGAATCAAAGGTAGATACCAGATGTCGATTTGTCTTATCAATTCTCTTAATCTGATTAATTCCTCATCATTTTCAAGCGCTTCTTTATTTAAAACATGACTTTCAGGCTCCGAACCACCAGAATAAGCCGTACGAATACCTAAGTTATCTACTTTTTGTTTATAAAGATATCTACTTTCAATTGATTTTATTCTGGCTTCAAGTCTGCCATTAACGTAATCTCCAATAATTCTATCTAACTTATCTGCCATTAATCAAATTCTCCTTTTGTGGTATAATTAAGTTAGAAAACTTCTTGCCGAAGCCCATTGCCGTGGGCTTTTTTGTTTACCACCAATGCAATGCATATCTACCAAACCAGATAATAAACATGATTAATATAATTGGAATTAAGCATCCTCCGATGCACCTATCTTCGTCCATTTCATTTTCTCCTCCAGTTGAGTTTAGCGAGTTCCTAGCTCAGTATATGTGATATAATATAACTGACCAAAAATAAAATTTCGTAATATTGTTCTTTCATTTTGCTCGAACCTGGTCAGTTCGGGCATTTTGTGTTTTCTAATTATTTGTGATATACTGAAAATATAGAATTTCGCTATGCCTTTCGTAATTTGAAGAAAGGAGAATGTAATATGACATTCACGAACAAAAATAAATTTTTCCAATATACCGTAACTCTTGATGTTTCAAATGATATTTTTAGAGCAAATCTTGCCGACAACTCAGGAATTTATGGCTATGGTAATACTATTGAAGATGCAGTAAAACATTTGGAAAGTTTAGTTTAAAACGACATGCAACTACTACCTATATGGTGGTAGTTTTCTTATTCATTCCCGAACACGTTCTCTGACTCGTCAAGGTCTGAGCGGTTTAAGCGTTTATCTGTAATGTAGCAACGCCGACAAAAGCGTTCTTCATGAGTGCCAAATAAATATACTCTCCATTCCGACCACTTATGCCCGAACAGCTTACACATTAGTTTCATTGGTTGTCCTCCTCAAATACTGATTGCAAATATTCATCTGAATATGGACACCAACCTTCGTCATCAGTCATTTCTTTTTTAAGTTGATTCCAGTTTGAAAACTGACCAATAATATAATCGTTGTCTCCACACGCCTCATAATAATCGTTGTCTCCACACGCCTCATAATAATCTTCGGTTTTTTCTAATTCTTCTTCTGGAGTATCTTCTGACATCAGATAAAACCCTCCACATAAATGGCATTCAACTACCCAAAAATTTTTCATTTGTCCTCTTCCTCTATCGCCTCGCAAACTAACGGAATAAAAGCCATTCCTAAATCGTCTTGCGTGATTGATCCTCTTCGCATAAATTCAGTCGCTTCATCGAGGTCTTTAAATTCACATTCTAACGTATTGCAGCGTCTTTTTCCGTCTAGTCCGATATATTCGGCACTGTAAAATCTAAATTTCATTTTCTTCTCCTAATCTCATAAATATTCACGCCTAGCATCAGCACTGACAGCACTATTAGTATTGTCATTCAATCACCTCTATTCCTAGCACAACATAACCATCGGGAAGTGTGTTAGTGTGGAAGTAGTCATTAATAACATATTCTATAGCAAGAGTTAAGCCTACAGATTCAATAGAAAAACTAAGTCCAGCATCTTCCAGAAGCTTGTTATAGTCATCTAAGTGTCTAGACATCCATTTAATTCTTACTTTGATTGTGTCAGCCTGCTCTTTATCAACTGGCATGTATGGATTTCCAAGAACTCCTACATCTGCAACATAACCACTACCATCAAACCTTTTTAATTCCAAAATATCTCCTACTTTAAAATCGCGGTCATTATTGCGTATCTCGAAATTTTTCTTACCATATTTCACATCATCAAAATATCTGATATCTAGTTTTAATTCATGATTTTTCATTCAATTACCTCCCCACCAGTCGCTGATCCTCCTCTATTTCACAACTCTCGAAATAATGCTGCTGGCTTTTTTCTCAGAGTATGGTCCGACATATTCTTTTAAAGCAGCTCTAACGCATTCTTTTGCGTACTCTTGCATTTGCTCTGCTGTGTAAAGTTTAGGAAAATCTTCAACCTCAATAGCGTTTTCCTTGCACCCTCTATCAATGGTATAACTATATGCTGTATCATTTTCAAATATTACAAAATCTTCTGGGCTTACCGCTTCAATCTCGCTTAGTTTCATTTTTCGTGTCCTCCAAATTCATCATCCCTCTACCACTTTCATTGACCAGCGATATTAGTTTGTCGGTCATTCAATATATCCTCCTAAGTAGCTTGGTGTTTCATTTTCATCAATATCCATAACAGATATGGTAGGATAATCTAATTTCATTTCACTTGCTCGCTTATTAGCTTTCTTTTCGGTTGAGAATACTCCGAAAAGTTCCATTTCTGAACCCCAATTTTCATCATAGGTATCTGCGGTTAAAACATATACTTTCATTTTATTTTTCCTTATTTTATTCTATGAGTGGAATCCAGTCAGGAAATTTACTTTCAATATGTTCAATTGCCTGTTCCGTCCATTCGTGAATTCCTAAAAATTCCATGGCATCTTGGCTGTGTGGGATGACGTTTACCTCTGAGAAACCGATCGGATTATCAGTACTGTTTTGAATGAAATAAACTTGCTTCACGGCCATTTCCAATGCATCACCATGAATGATTACACCATTCATTCCTCGAATTGCAAAAGCGTGGATTAAGAATGAAATAGCTTCATCTGATAATTCTAATGCCTGATACCAATAGTTACTAGGTAAATAGTCAAAAAAGTCTGTATTCATTCGGTCATTTTGCCATTTTTGGATAATTAGCGTTCCTGTTCCTGCCCCAGTTAAATCAGCGCCACCAGAACCACCTACAAGCAATGCTGTGAGTTTTCCAAGTGAATCGGGTGTATAATGTTGTCCTTTTAATGAAACAGCCGAGTGAGTCATAAAATAATCTCTAAAGAAATCAATGCCCATGTCATGGTGGATGTTTAATATTTTAGAGTAAAATTCTTCACGTCCTTTTTTATCAAAAACAAGTTCTTGAATTCGATTTGTGAAATTCATATGTTCATCAACATTGAGCATGTCATAGAATTGTTGCTCAGTAATTGTCATCTATCCCCTCCAATCGCTGCGAGTGCTGATTCAGTAACCGATTTTAAATTCTCTACTGAATACATATTTAAACTACCATTCAATTCACAATGATTATCACAGCCATAATTACATTCGTGAATATCATCATCTATAATTTCAGATATTTCTGTCAGTGCCTTTTTCGCAGTGTTAATCTGTTCTTGGAGTACTATTTTGTCATCAATAAGCCCTTCCATGCTTTCAAGCAAAATAGTTGATTCTTTGATAGTTAAATTTATTCTATAGCTT